GCACTCCCCCAGCCTCCAGCGCAGTCTCTCTCGCCTCGGTCGAATACCATTTCCCCCAAACCTCGACCAAGTATGTCCCATCCAGCGGTGGCATGATAATCACGCCATTATAGTTCTGATTCCCATTCACTGTTACATCCAGAAACCCTGCCAGATCCCCCAAGTTATCCAGGTCTCCCTGAGTCCACGCCTCTGGAATCGGCCTCAGACACGCCGGAGCCCAGTACTTCGGAACTCCCTTATCCTCATCTCCCAATGCCTTCGAGAACTGTCCAAGCATCTCACCCAAGGGCATCGGTGTCAGCTCAAATCTCCCATCCCCATTCGCCATCCACACAGTCTGAATCGTCCGAGCCTGTGTGAATGGTACCAAAAACGTCCCCTCAGTCCTCTTCGTAAAGTGTCTCCCGACACTCTTCTTCACAGAACAGATCCGGTCCAGATATCGAATCCCTGCATTCAGAAAGAAATTCGCCCTCCCCAGATCACTCCCATCATCATCGACGAGATCATACCTACCACTCAGATCTCGCATCAATAGACGCAACTCCTGTATATTCATCTCGATGCCTCACTGAGTGGTTAATTGTTGACCGCTCAATCTTTCTTCTTCGAGGGCTTCTAACCATTCTCAATTGCGTTGAGCAGCATCATCTGAGCCTCAGCCTTCTGCTTCGTCGTGGCCTTGGCATGGACCATGTTCGGCGTGGAGACCTGGTACTTCTCGCCCTTCTTCTTGATCTTTACAGGCATCTCTCATCTCCAAGAAAGAGGAGGAGCCCGAAGGCCCCTCCCTCTCCATTCCTACGGATTGGCCTTCCCAACCCCGTACAGAATTCCGCAGGTCGCCGGGTGATGCATCTCGAGCCCACACTCAGTGAGATACTCATCCAACGTCCCGTCAGTCCCATTCTCCTGCCTGTTGGGCAGGAAATTCGTGTCATCCAACGGCCGATAGATCAGGTTCTTCGGCTCGAAGATGACCATGCTGTTCCGGGTCGTCGCTTCGAAGGAGAACAGCGGGGCGGTCTTCAGATGGAGTGTTCCGAACGGGGTGATCCAGGTTCGGACGTCCATGCCATAGGTCTTCGCTCCAGGCTGGAGCTGAACGGTGCCACCAGCCAACGCAAGCTTGTTGATGCCGAGCAGCGCACCGCTCCCGCAGAGCGCGAGCTTCTCACCCGAGCCGTATCTGAAGATCCGCTCGAGCATCTCGTTCATCCAGCTCTCACCACTGGTAGCCCACGAGGTACCAGTATAAGCTACGTCGAATCCAGAATCCGCTGTGACGAAGTCACTGATGTTCGTCGCCGCATTCGCCTTGATCCAGGGAAGCAGCCCACCAGTCGTGCGCTCCACCTTCCCATTCGCGCCAATGTTCTCCGTCGCCACACCATGAAGAAATGCCAGCTCCATGTCAATGGAGTGCATCTCCAGCGCCTCTTTCTTGGCCTTCTGGTACTGGTTCCCAGTCCTCAACCGAGTCTTCTTCGCCGTCCTGGTCATGGCCAGCGAGGTGCGGAAGATCTGGGTGTAGTTCGAGAACTTCGTCGGATCCTTCGCCAGCGGCGGAGGAGTCGAACCACCCTCAGGGTTGATGTTACCGATGGCCATGATGACATCAGCGTCACTGATGTCGCCAGCGGTGCTGTTGTCATCGTCTTCCAGCAACTTGATCGCCAGATAGCTGGATGCTCCGTTGATGACCACATCCAGCACCTTCGCTGTGCAGTCCACCGTGTAGTCGCTGGCATCCCTCAGCAGGACCTGATGTCCTTCCCGAAACAGCGCTGCATCTGCAGCACTCATCTTGATGAACAGCGTGTTACCAGCCACGCCACCACTGGTATACGCCGCGCTCAGTGCTGCGTCGGTGTAAGCTCCGGTGACCGCTCCTCGGCTCGTAGCAAAGGTCTGCGTCCACCAATTAAACTCCGGATCATCCACACTCTCACTCCCCATCATCGACAGAATCGCCGTGAGCGGGGTCATCCCATTCGGATACAGATACAGAATCTGTTCGCGCCAATTCTTCGGCCGCTGGTCAGTCGCCCAATCACCGTTACCGCGCATTCCAAGGAACATTTGTTACTCCTTTCAGAAGTGTTTTTGAGTGGTCAATCTTTGACCGCTGTTAGGTCGTTGCCCAGGTACCATTGACAGAGACGACTTTCCAGTCGATCCCACCATCGGAGCGCAGGGTAACGCTATCTCCGACTGCATTCGAGGCAGCGGTGTTCTTGAGGTCCTTCGTAGCAGCCGCCGCCACAGTTCCAACGCCAGTGATGGTATACGTCGCAGCGCCGGGATCGATGTTGATCTCACCAGAGGCGTGAGAACAGACAAACGTGACCTCCATCCCAGGCGCGCTCGGAGGCGTGGGAAGAGTGATCGTCTGGGTAGCCGAACCCTTCGTGGCGCTGTAAACCAGGCCATCCATGGTAGGCAGCACAGTGAACGCCGCCTCATCACTGACGCGCGCCTTGGAGATGCCGTCACGGATGCAGTGCCACCGAGAGCCATCGCTCAGGAGAACAAGCTTGTCCTCATCCGTCCACATCTTGAAGTCGAACCACCCGATCGAGTCGTCCTTGTCCTGGATGGTGATGATCTTCGTGGCGCTGAGACTCGCGACATGAAACGTGTAGAGCTTGCCCATGCAATCAGCCACGGGCGGCAGCGTGATGGAGATATCTCCCGTGCTATCCACTTGGACAAACTGCTGATACGGCTTCAGCAGCAGGTTCGCTGCCGTGGTCGCCTGGGTGATGAACACCCGAGCTTCCTGGTTGAACAGTTCATTTCCAGACTTCTTGAACATTTGCTTCTCCTCTCTGTGTTATTGAAGTGCCTGATTCATCTCATCAATCTCACGCTGCAACTCACTCAAGTCTGGCTTCGCCGGACCCCTCGGGCCGCTACCAGTCTTGGCAAATGCAGGCTTCGCCGTCCGCTCCTGGGCCTTCGTAGATGTAGTCTGTTGTGCTGTCTTCACCAGCGTCAATCTCTTCCTCGCTTCCTCCTCGACCTTAGGGAACAGGTCCTTGAGTTGCAGCTCGGGCTCCTTCGCCAGAATCTCTTGTGCTACAACAGCCACAGCTCCCTTGAACTGGGCCAGGTCAGGGTTCTCGTCGTAGAACTTTTTGGTCTCCTCATAGAGGGACTGTTGCTGGACGACATTGGATCGCACTACCTCAGGCATCGCGCGCAATGCGCGCTCCTGCCCAGCCTGCGCACCCTGTTTGTAAACCTTGTTCAGCATCTTGTTGAGCAGAGTCTTGTCAGTTGTAAGCTCGACAGGATCATCGTCTCCAACGAAGTCGATCTCGTTGTCCTCGGTCACAGTGGGTGTCGCTGTGGGCTGTGCCACTGTCAGCGGCCTCGTAGACAACTCCTCAATCTGTGCTCGAAGTGCTGTGATCTGCTCCGCCTCAGTCGGAGTCTTTACCTCAGTCGCTGGCGTTTCGACCTTGGCCTCGACAGCAGGCGCTGTCTCAGTCTCAGGCTTCGTCTCCAGCTGCGTCTCAGGCTCATTCTTCTGCTCCACAATCTCGGTCCCAATCTCCTCATCCTCCCCATTCCCCAAATTCTGCATAGCTTCCAGTTCGTCAACCAGCTCCTCATTCTCTCCAGCCATCGTTATGCTCCTTCGTTATTGAGTGGTCACTTTTTGACCGCTCAGTTTAGTGGTCACTCTACCACTTCCCACGAGATTGGTTGCGGAGTACCATCATTGCCATCGTGCTTGGTAATGGTCACATCGAAGGTTGTAGCCGTGCGATTACTGAAGGTGATGATATCTCCAGGAATCTGGCCCTCGACAAAGATTTCACTAGGTTCGACTCCCAGATTATGCGTTATGGTAGTACCAGTTGCGACCGTTCCAGTTGAGCCCACAAGCCTGCGTTTATCTTCCACCGTACCAACAGAGTCAGCAACCCCAAGTCCATTATCGTATCGTGTCCCACGAATCCAGGCGTTCTCACATCCAACTCCCAAACGCATGGACCAGTCAGTAGTCTCTGCAATGCTCCCACCAACGATTTGTGGAGCATCAGTATTCTGAATATGAAGACCAAAGGATGCTCCGCCCCCCACAGCATTCTCGTCCCATCGAAATCGTTTGATTTTGCCCGTGGTGCCGTTGCTACCTTCTACATAAACGGCTGCCTGGAAGGGTCCATCAGGTCCAACTCGGAAGGTATTTCCCTGGAGAAGGATATTTGAGGGAGTCCCCTCCTGGTCTCCAACGATCATGCATGCGTAGTTTGCAGCATTTTCAACATGATTATGTGCAATCACGAGATCATCAAAGTTCCCAGCACACTCAATACCATTGCGTCGAATCTGGCCAGCATCAGGATCCACCGGAGCTACTACGTTCTTGATCCAGTTTCCAATGATGCGATTTCCCCTGCAAACTGGCTGTGCCTCAGATACACCTCTGCTGAAGACAATAATCACACCATTATTACAATTCAGAAATCGATTGCTGACAACATTGCATCTTGAGGCTCCAACACTTAGATAGACTGCATGACGCAGTACCCGCAGAAAGCGATTATCTCTAATCGTCACATCCTCGGCCCCATCGCAGAGCACGGCATAGGCACCAGTTTGTCCGTCTACTCCCAGGATATCTGCAAATCGACAAGCCTCAATAAGCGTACCACCTGTGCTCTCTACCTGAACTCCGTATCGAATTTGTTCAATATCCATACTCAAGATCTTTGTTCCTTCTGCTGCTCCACGAACATAGATTCCACGCTCAACTCCAGCTGTTGCACCAGAACCTACGATTCGGAATCTCCGAAACTCCGAGTCTACCCCACCATTGCACTCGAAAGCGTCTACGTTAGCATTGCCTATCGTTGCCACGATCCCAGGATGAAGACCTTCAGTGATTGTATAACTGGGAGCAAACACCGTATTATCTAGAGTGAAGGAAGAGGACAAAACTACCTTCCCCCCACCAGCGGAGTTGGCTGCTGTATATGCTCTCTCCAGCGCTGTGGTCCAGGAACTTCCAGCAGTATGATAGTCCCTGGTATACAGAATTGCTGAACTCAGATCATCCACTCTCTGGCTCAATCCAAGGCCGATCATCTTATCGACCAGAACAGCTCCATCCCCGTCCGAGTAGACAAGTGACTCAGTGTAAACCACACACTGCATGAAGCTAACAGTCACTCCCACAGCAGGCGAAATCACTGCACCGTTCCTCAGAATGATCGCCTTCCCCTCCGGGGCCCAGTTCGATTCGAACGAATAAACTGTATTCGGAGCGAACTCAATTACTCCCCCACCCTCCTGCTCATCACACCAGGCTGCAGTATTCCTAACGCCAGCATCCCCATGATCATTCAAACTCACCGAGGTCGAGATATACCATACTCCCCGAACCTTCCTCGTCTCCAGATCCGTTCGCTCAACCTGCGGCGTGATAGCCAATGACAGCTCGAAAAAGTTCTGATCAAACTCTGCTACATCCAACGGCGCACCCTTCCCCTCACCCCACAGCCCATCCCCCACGAAAGTCAATGCCATCTCTATTCCTCCTGAGCGGTTAGAAATTGACCACTCATAGTTATGCTAGATCCCGTTGATCAAGTGCTTGGTGACCAATGTTCTTGGTACGCCGAAGGCAATCAGGGCGCTGGTTGTTACAGATACGATGATTTTATATCTCTGTCCTCGCTCGATCTGGAACAGCGCATACATGGCCGACTGCCCCTCGTAATCCTGTGACCCAGCAATCACGATGAAATTTGAGAGATCTTCGCTATTATGGACTTTGGTTGCTGTAACAGTGATAGACTGAATGCTCTCACCATGTGCCATCAGTGGCCCAAAATCATGAGTGATCTGGGGCATCTCCCCTTCCTGTACATCGAACACTCCCTCAACCATTCCCGCTGCTCCTCGGCTGGAGATAGAGCTGAACAGCCGTTTGAAGGAGAAAGATTGTTTTACAGTCTCAAAGGTAAATGGAGGCCACTCGTGGAAAAAGCCACTTTGGAAGAAGTTGTCCTGAAAGCCGAACACCTCAATCCTCCAAATCGATCGTGCCGCGATCAGAGGTATTTCCATGTTGATCAGTTACGGGCAAACTCACCGCCACCCTGCCAGGATCATCATACCGCTCAATCACGCGAGCACCAGCACCCTGCCTTCCACCGGATCTCTTCCCGGCCAGGAGAGCTAGAACTGCTCGATAACTGCGCGTCACAAGTCCAGAAGCAGCTCCAAGCATAGCCTCTGTCGCGTACTCTGCGGCGAGCAGGGTGCGGTCTGCCAACACCGTGCTATCCGTCGCTATCGTCGCTCCCGTCGAAGCCTCCACGATCTCCACCGTCCACGGTCCCCCAGCCGGCACCGTGATATCGGCCCCGTACCAACTCTGTACCGCGTCGCCCGAGTTGGGGTACTCGATCACGTAGAGAGCGGTATCGGAGCTTTCTCCGGTCACGATCTCCCCCGCGATCCAGTCCCAGAACTGCCCGAGGCGGCTCAGGCGTAGAAACAGCGCCGAATCCCCAAGCCCTGCCGTATGTCTAGTTCCGAAGACCATAGCCTGCTCCTACGAGTACGTCGGGTCCTTGATCTCCCAAATCTTCGTCGCCGGGCTTGACCATGTTTGCGCCGTCGTCACCGCCTGAGACGTAACCGGCACGGTCTTCAAGAGCGCCGAACCGTCGTCGATCGCCAGATAGGTCACGGTGCCATTGCTGCTCGGCGTGATCCCCGTAAGGGCTCCCAACGTGAGTTTCCTGCCGCTCGTGTCACCGTTTGCCTTGGCGAAGTCCGAGCTGTCCACCACCACTTCCCCGAGAGAGACGGCCGCGATACCAGCGAAGTTCGCGGGCTCCCCACTGCAAATGCTGACTCTGGTGCCGGTAGCGATCTTGTCCAGGTTGAGGTCCATTACCGCGTCGGGTACGCTCATCGTTGCTTCCTTTCCGCTAGAATAAGGTCCATTCTCCACCCATTAGGCGATAGAGATTCAGTGGGTTTCCATCTTTGGTTTTGATCTGAGGCAGGGCTGTCGTTCTCACAAGTCCAAGGAATGACACTGCAGCCTGCAGATAGTTAGTCCCCTGCTGGACTCCGTTGTCCACGCGCTCGTAGGGGGCCTGTGTCGAGAGCCCCACATCATCCAACAGCGCCCCCATAGCTGTCTGTGCCCTTGACGGGCTGTGCAGCGACATGGCGTAGATGGGCCATTGGCTGTAGCTGTAGAGGTATCCGCCGTTTTGGAATACGCCGATGGTAAAGGTGGATGGGTTCAACCAAGTGTAGGGGTAAATCATCCACGCGTCGTGCCAGGCATCCTCCGACCATGGGATGTGGCGATGAATGCTGCGGAGCCCGGCCCTCCGCAAGAACAGATCGCCGTCGCCCACACCGCTGTAGTCCGGCTTGTCCCAGTAGAGCGACATGAGCCGTCCCGCCTGAAGCGCCTGTGTCTCCGTGAGAATCCCCGCCCAGGCGGCAAATCCGGTGGCCTCGGGGGAGAAGCAGTTGCCTTCCGGCCCCGTCGTCCAAGGCAAGAAGCCCACGGTATCGGTGTCCGTGCCTCCTGTTGGCACGTCGTACCAGGTCATGTCGTCGTGGAGCACAGAGCCCACATCGGAGGCCGAGACCCCGCCCCGGTAAGTTAGGGTGGCGAGATTGCTCGCCGCCCCGTCCATCGCCACGGAGCCCTTGCTTGCGCCGTCGATTAACACCTCGACTTGGTGAGTAGTCCAGTCAAGGCCCGCCTCCACCGATATGCGAACATCAGCCGTGTACGTCGTATCTACGGGCAGATTCGCCCAACTGCTCCCGTCCACGGTGTATTTGAGATGCCCGTCGGCGCCAAGGCCTAGCGCCAGCACTCGCCGAGGTCCCGAACTGTCGAGGATCTCCCATAGCCACATCGCCGCGTCCGTCTGGCTCGCCATGAACGCCGTCCGCAATCGTTGCCATTGGCGCCGATACTGCGAACGCGTGAAGGTGCGCGTGATCCCGATGGATGCGCTGGCCGAGTCGTCCTCAATCTTGAGAAGTTGGTTCGCTGCGTCTGTCGGATCGGAGACGATGTGTGTCTTGCCTGCGCCCCCGTTCCAAGTGAAGGCCCATGGCGCTCCGTTCGTCCATGTCTGCGGGCTGTATCGGTCCCAGTTGATGTGTACTCCATCCCACGTCGCCGGAGTCGTGCGGAACTGTCCCTGGATCGCCGTCCTTACTTCTGCCGCCCGATCGGCGTAGAAATCGACAACCTCTTGATCTTCCCCGGCCCAGTAGCAGCATTCGGCCATCAAAAGACAGGCCACGTAGTACCAGTTGGATGCGGCTATTTGGTGGCCTGTCAGCTGAATGCCGTCCAGGGACGTGAAGGCTACACCGTGATAATCTCCGGGCCACTGCGTAACCAGACGTGCCGTCGTGTCATAGGGCACGACGCTGAAAGCGTCTACGATATTCGCTCTGTGGGCCTGCCACCAGGACAGCCACGACGCGTCCCAATTCGCTACGCGTCCATACCAACACAGGGCGATCACGGACAGCGAATGATTTGACAGGTCGGGCTTGTCCCCGAACGCAATCATGCACGCGTCGGAGGCCGGGGTCGCGTAGTCAATGGCGCCGTGGTAGAGCACACTCATGGGCAGGGCGCCCAGCGGGTACGTATCCGTTCCCCCGGAAAGCGGTCTTGTGTAATTCGTAATGTTGTTGCGAATCTGCTTACTGAGCAGCCAATTGAACATGTCCTGGTAGTTCTGCCGCGTTACGTACCCGGAAGGGTCGCCTCCAGCCAACAATAGCATCCCGATCTCTGCCGGGTAGAAGTGCTGTATGTAGTCAGCCCCAGGAGAGAGGAACCTTTTGCCATAAAATGCCCCATCTTCCGTGATTGTGCCAAGATTGAGGGCCGCAAACCTCCCCACTCGGTCTGCTGCTGTCGCATACTGCTGCGCGTTTACCGCAACCGTATGGTAAGGAGGAGTCCACAGAACAGGAGGCACGAGTGGCATCTCTTATGTCCACAAATTGATGTAGTCAACATAATGGGTATTGGCTATACCGGCACCATCCTCATAGTTCAGAATTTCCAGAACTGCCGCAGAGCCGGCCCAATTGGAATGGAACGCTAAACCCGACATCTTAAGCACTCCATCGATGTATATGTCGCACGTCTTCGACGAGTAGTTAATATTTCTCGCCTCTATATCTATCCAGGTGTCCGCTGTCCATGTGGTGTCGGTGGTTAGGTTGAAGTAAGAGTTTGCCGAATCGCTATACTGGATGTGTCCGTTTCCAGAAAGGACGATTGTACAGACATATCCGGCCGTGCTGGAGCCGAGCCTTAATGCCGATGACTTTGAATTTAGGTTATCTCTCCGTACGCGAGAGGATATTTTCGTATAGGACCCCGGAGTAACCGCAAAGTTGTCCCAGTTGTACCCCCCAGCCGTGCCATCAAACACTTGCCGGGCCACTCTGTTGGCGACCGAACCGACCGTTGGGCCGTCTTGCACCGTAAACGACCCGTTCCTGTGAGTGTTAGTCCACGAGGTTGGTGTATTGCCGATGGTCTGTCCCAAGAACTCCGCCGTAAGATTGGGAATGTCTACCGCCACGCTGTCACTATCGACCGGCGTCGCGTCTCCTGTTCGTGCTGTGAGCCTTAGAATTACTGTGTGGCTGCCCGTGAGCCCGCCACATGTGACATAGACGACGTTTCCATTCCCGGGTATTTCGTTGGTAAAGATCGTCGTCCAACCTCCGCTACCATCGAACCGATACGCCACGTCGTAGTGATCGCCGTCAGGATCGGCAGTGTCATAGCCGAGATGGATGCCGCCATTCGTCACGCGAAGCGCGATGGGCTGAGACGTGAAGGAGGGCGGCATATTTTCAACCATGGTGACGTTCGTCCCCACTGTGTCCGATACTCCCACCTTGACCACAAACGCCCCGTCAGTCAGGGCGAGGGCCACCACGCCTCCAATGGTATCTGACACCCCTGTCTCCACCGTGAAAGAATCACCCCCTGGGTCGAGCGCCGAAATCGCCCCCAAGGTGTCGGAAGAGCCTGTGCTGATAGTGAAGAGCCCACTCACGAACTGTAGCGTTACCGCAGAGCCCACGGTCAGGGAACTACCGGCTTTGGGCCGCAGTGCGAGTGTTACATCCACCTCTGCCCACAGGATCGCGTCCTCGGGGATGCCGAGCGCCGCCGTGATCGCGTCGAGTTGCTCCTGTGTCGGAGCGTCAGGGCCAACAAACACGTACCCCATCCCCGGCAACCGACCCTGTGTGAAGTCCAGGTCGGCTTGCCGGAGTTGTCGCAGCTGCGCGCTATTGGCGTAATTCGGAATCATCCCTTACGTCTCCCCTTGAGGGTCATCGCCATCGCCGCCAGCCAATGTCTCAGGCAGAACTGCGTCGGGTATGTCCTACCGTCCACGCCCGTCACGCTCACGCCGCAAACGCCCATGCAAAAGGGCACCGCGCAGCGAAGGAGGTCGGGCAGCATCATCCCATCCCCTCTGGAAACTCCTCCGCCGACTCTGAGTGGTCAAGTTTTGACCTCTCAGTGTGGGCGATGGAGATACTCTCGAGAATAACATTGGGCAATTCTCTCAGGAAGTTGATCGCCTCAAGGCGTCCCTGGATGTGACCCAGGGAGCGAAGCTCAGTGCATCCATCATATTCTGTCCGGCAAACCTGCTCCAGTTGTGCCAGTTCATTGAGCATGTCCTTCCAGACCAGACTCTCGATGAAAGACTCGAACTGGAGTTTGGTGGCCAGTATCATCGTCAGGGCCTCTTGCGTCTCCATTATTGTACCGGCATCGAGGAGGCCATCTGGTTAACAGGAACCAGGTTACCTCGCTGTACCTGGTCCATCACTCTCTGATCAGGCATCACCTGAGTCTGCACCTGTTGCCTCTTGAAATCACTGATGTTCTTCACGCCCATACTCCTGGCGATCCAGGCAAAGATGCGAAACGTGTCGAACTGGCCCTGAAGTTCAGGCGTCGTCGCGATGGTCTGAAAGAGCTGAGTCATCGCCGGATTGAAATTCCCCCCACTGACGCTCCCATCCCTGGCGATAATATCGTAGCCGATCAAAAGATCGAACGGCGAAATCTTGATTCGATTTCCAGAGACCCCCAACTCATCCATCATCCTCTGTTGAGTCTCCCCCGTGATCATCGCCATCTGCTCTTCTTCCATCAGTTGCTGGGTGTGGGAGGCGAGCATCACTCCCAGGTCCTGCATACCCTGCATCCCGATTACCTTTGCGACTCTCTCCAGGCGTGACAGAGATCCTCCTCTCGTTCCCTGGAATTCCCCCGATGTTAGCCGCTCTGGGCCACCCTGTCTCAGGGCTCCCATCATAGACGAATCTACAGCACCGAGACGTTCCATGTACTGGACAATCCATGACACATCTCCAATGTGTGTCTTCGTCACGTCATTCACATTGAGCTGCATCACGGAGTCTTTGACTCCCCTGCCCCATGCAGGACGGCGCGTTCGGATGAGTTTCCCGGCCTTGGGATCTTCCAAATCTGCACCGTTGATCAGGTAGGGGTCATACACCAGCATGTCGTTGATGGCCTTCCGCACGTTTTCAACATGCGAGTTGAACAGGAAGTCCACGCAACCCTGTAGCCCATACATGATCTCAAGCCGCGACAGCGGAACGCTGGAGTATCCGTCAAAGTCCGGCGCGATCATGCAGGCCGGGTACATATTGTGGATCAGCCCCAGTGGTTGGGCTCGCAGAATAACCGCATCCGCTGCCAACGTGAACATCCACCTCTCAGGATCCTCCCCTCCTCCAAGCCCCCAGTCCTTCGGAATCAGATTCACATACATCCACATCACATCTACCCGATTCGTGACGTTGGAGTCGATTGAGTCCTTTATGCTAGCGCCAGACTTCTTGTTTCGCGCAGAGTCATCACCATTCGCAAACGAGCTGCGCCTGCCCTTCAGTTCCTTCAGATACTTCACGTTGAACCATGAGTCAGGCTCCGAAGTCTCCGTGGAGAGCAGATTCATCAGATTATCCTGCGCCATCCACCCGAAGAATTCACCCTTCTGATAGTTGTGCACGCTCACATTTGGATCGAGCAGCAGGCAATAGGGATCAATATTCTCAACCCTGTTACCTTCATAGATCAGCTCCGTCGATTCATGCTTAATCGGCGCTCCATCAATCATGTTCTTCCTGAGAACCATCCCATACGTCCGCTCCCATAGCGGAGCCACGGCTCCAATCCCGTACGCCAGGGAGTCCCTGAACCACGTGTGCAGTGCCAGGCCGATCTTGGACCGATAGCACTGATACTGGACCGCCGCCTCCATCATGATGGAGCCGATCACATCCTCCGGACCCCTGCCCTCAAAGCGGAAGATCGGATCCTGGATGAATGCACCTACCAGATACGTGAGCAGGGTCTCCAGCATCGCATACGAATATGGGAACACAATGGTGATGGGCTTCTTGTCATCCTTCGACTTCAGATTCCGCTCTTTCTCCGTCGGCACCACAAACGCAGTAAGGGTCTCGTCAATCTTCTGCCATGACTTGAAGCGTGGAGTAATCGTATCCCTGGCCACACTCGCACGCTCAATCAGACGTTGCACGAGCTTGCGGTGCAGATCCGATGACGGACGCAGATCCAGTGACCCCGGATATTTGTATCCTAAATCCTTCGTATACCCTGAGAACGAGCCACCTGCACTCGTCTCGCCCTGCACTATGTAAGCCATGCTATCCCTTTCGAGCGGTCAAGTTTTGACCGCTCAGGTTGCGATTATGCCATTCGCCCGAAGAGCTGCGAGGATATCTAGTACCGCAGCACGAGCCTCAGAATCAATAGTGCCGCCGCCAATAGGATCAGTAATAGCGGCCTGAGTAACAATGGGATTCTCGGGCGTGCCATGAGTGTGATCCTCCCTCGCATATCGGGCGGAGGTACCGACAGCTGAGTCGAGGCCGTACAGTTTCTCGTCGGCCACAGTCAGGGGACCACCAGGTACGACCGACAGATCATCCGCGCGGACCAGTTCATTGGCGCTGGAGGGCACGGTTTCCAGCACAGCCTGTCCCTCTCCCCGGAATGCAGAGAAGTTAACGTCATCATAGAGAAGAGGCCCAACTGAGCCATGCCAGTAGCGTTTGAGAGCCATTCAGTTTGCTCCACAGACGATAGACACGAGCACATAATAGTGCTGAGTGCCTGTGTCTATGCGAATGACAGAATCCCTCACAGATCCATTCCTTTAACGCTTCTGACGGGGGCATGAGAATTTGATTTCCTGCACCTCAGACTCCATCCTAGACATATCGCGCGTATGCTCAGCCAGTTTATCCGTGTTGATGCGAATCTGTACTGCGGCTACATGGAATTCTTCCTTCAGGTTTACCACGCCGGAGGATATTGTTCTAAATTCTGGGTAAATGAGAGTCAGGACCAGTGTGATTCCAAGCGCACAAGCAGCCGACGCCACTCCCAGTCCCCACTTCCAGAAAGTTGTGAACATCTTGTGCTCTCCACAGAAGGAATTTTCGCCACAGCTCCGGCGCCTCTCTGGTCCCGTGTAGACCTCTTCCTGCTCCATCAGAGTGATCTCCAGTTATCAAGAGGTTTCTCGTAAGTTCTGCGTAGCTCCTCAAACTCATCCTCCGGTGGGAGATCGTTCGCCCGGAGTTTGCCAAAATAGCGCTCGCCAATGTCCATCATGTGGACGAACTCGGACAGGGCGTCAGCTACGTCCTTCATCTTCGTACGGGGCATTGCTGAGAGTTGGGCCTCCAAAGTCGCACAGCAGGCCATATTGTGATAGACCAAGCCCTGCCTGTAGTAGGGAACCATGGAAAAGATCCGCTGATCCTTAGATTCCGCTCCCTTTCCTCCACGCTCCTTCAGTTCCACTAGTTCAAAGAACGTTCCTCTCCGGTGCATCTCGTTTCTGAGTGGTTGCATGATGAATTCATTGAGCGAGGTCATTTTTACACCGATGACTTTGGCACCCAGGCGAAAGCACATTGAAAAGATCTCGTCATACAACTGATCTGGGAGGAACTTTCCCTGTACTACATCCCCCACGAAGATCTTGTTGGACTCTAGATCGAATCCCACACCCACCACAGCCGAGTCACATGCATCCTCAGATACAGTTTTCGCTGGGTCTGTTATGACTACCCACTCAACATCCTTTTGCATCAGCGTTTTCGAATGGTCATAATACCTGAAATACTCCTGTTTGAACTTCTGAGTCTCACTCCCCACTGGCAGGTTCATCATCTCCATGTAGAAGACACTCATCTTACCCTTGTCCCTGTGGGATTGAGCCTCAGCTTTTACCTCCTCAGTGGTCATGAAGTCTGGTGCCAGGGACTCAAAGTTCTCTGTGCAGACTGAGAGTACCGCTGAGTCCCACTCAGGATCATCCAAGCACATCTGGAGGACGGAATCCTCATGCTTGATCGTGTCGATATAAAGGAATTCGTGCTTTTTGGAGTAGCGATCGATGGATTTCATCACGTCCGAGAGAAACCAATTCTTCAGCGAGTCCCGGATCTCATCATTCTTGATCTCGTCCTTGTTTTCCAGGTCGTCGATGATGTACAGGCCAGGACGATGACCATTCCAGTTCAAGCCTCGAATCTGCTGTCCCGGCCCTCTCGGCAGAATAAACACCTCTCCGAACGCCGTCCACGCCAGCTTCGAGAAAGTCTCGTCCATGTCCGGATCCTTGGTGATCTTTATGGATCCGAACAACTGCTTGATCGCCGGATTGGTCAGCAGCTCTCGCTTCAGATTCTCCGTCTGCATCTCCGCGAGAGTGGATGAAGCACTGATATAAACGATGAAGGGCGTTTCCCGATAAAGGATCGCTTTGCATGCCCTAGCCCTCGCCAGCGTAGTTTTGCCCAGGCCTCGTGGAGCGGCTATGGCATGTTTCTTGGCGTCAGGATGGAACTTTCCAGGCTTATCTATGACGCTGAAGATCTGGTCATGGAGCGAGCAAAATGGAGAGGTAAACAGATTGGGATGAAACGTCTGCGAGTACAGCCTCGTGTCAAACGCGCACAGCCCCAGGAGCATCTCAAGCTCCGGGTCCTGTTGTTGCTGCTGCGGCGCAAACAAAGCGGACAAAGTTTGACCGCTCAGTTCAGGTTGGAGGAGTCAGGGTGCTGAACGGTGCTCACTATGCGCGGCTTCGCCGCATCGACAAGTTCGGCCTCAGTGAATGGTTCGGGAGGAAGGATTCCGCAGGCACGGGCGGCAGCCAGGCCACGTTGCTTGAGTTGCTCAACGTCCTGGGCAGTATAGGTGGTGGTGCGAACATCGACCTTTTTCGGAGCGCCAAGGCCCGCGAGGTCCAAGAGGACTGTGTTCGCGACCTGCACCTTGAGGGCAGGAGAGACGCCCTCTTCAGCATCCAGAATCTCGTGATAGATCTCGGTAGCCTTCCGGGCTAGCTCAGCGAGGCTCTCCTGATAATACACCGCATCCATATCCCGGGAACCTCGGAGGAGTTCCATCTTTTCTTTGGCCAGCGTGGAGTTCAGCGTGTTCGAAACAGTCTGTGAGGTGCAGCCCAGTTGAGCTGCAATCTCCGTCTGCTTCATCCCCGTCATGGCCAGGTCAATAATCTCATGGTGCAACTGCCAGAGATTCTTGACCTCATAAGTGCGCCGACTGCTGGAGCGCCGATGATCATTCCTGTCGACTGGGAACATGGTCAGGCCCTCGACTGCTCGGTCCCCGTTGGGGGACTCTGTGCATACGGATTGTGAACTCTGGACCATTCAGGACCAGGATCTCTATCCTTCGAAACCACCACGATTCTGCCGCTGTCATCATGTTGCCACATGACTAGCTTGCCTGTAGCAAGACCCACTTCTTCGGTGAAATCGTATTCGGCCATTGCAGGTTCCCTAGTGCTCGGTCGTCTTCGACGACTCCCATTGGATACCAGTGCTACTTCTTCTTCAGCTTCATGGTTTCCTTCATCATGTACTGCATATCAGTATCTTCCCGCTGCTTCGGCGCCATCGGAGCACTCAAGGGCTTAGCCATATCAACCCTCTTCTGTGCCTCGGCCATCCCAGCAGGAAAGTTGATCTGATTGAACGCGCCCATTTCCTTGTGATGGTCAAGCACTGCAGGCTTTCCGGCCATGGTGAACTCCTTCATGTTTTGTCGCCACGGCGACTCCCAGATGCGTTCTCAGTGTTACACCCACGGTACACTAGGGCGCGTGCTGCAATCAAGTCATCTAGTGCCGGGATTCTCCGAGGAGTAGAATGGTCATCAAAAGCCGGCTTTGGCTGACAGTCCTGAAATTTTTTCAGAAAAATTTTTAGCCATGCGGGCGATCACCAGTCACCGCCGCCCAAGCGGTAATAGTTTGACCACTCATTCTCCTGGTTCCCATCGCCTCAATGCCATTATTTGATGACTTATCTGGAAATTTTTGACGCCAGATGCAGCTGCCAACCCGCCGCCGCCAGGGGCCAAAATCCCCCATCGGGGGTGGGCCGAGGCGACCACTACGGGTAGTGGGTGGGCAGGCGAGGGACCACAAGATATTGGGGTCTTGACATTTGGGCTGGGTAGGGTATACTTGCCGCAAGATCGGAGAACGGGACCGGGACGACCGGCCCGCCGATCCCAGGTCTTTGACAATCTGAGTAGCACGCGCCACGCACCGATAGGGGAGCCTACCAAGGCCACGATCCGAAAGGGATGCAGGTTCACGCGCGAAGAGGGGAAGGAATCGGTGGGATGGTTGAGGGCCGGAAAGAGAATGAGACTATGGACGTTATCTTGGCTCGGAAGGCAAAGGATTTGAAGAAGAAATGGACACTCATTGGAACAGCCGTTGACGACGAGGGCAAGGCCGTTGGCCAGACGTTTCGGCGTGAAGATGGATCGTTTGTTGTGGCTTTGGATGAGCCGGTAGCACCCGCGTATCAATACCTGTTGGACGACTAACCATTTTCGGGTCCTCTATCATCCTACCGATTCAAGAGAGGGATGCTTGCTACATAGGCGAGTCTCTCAAAACGACAGGAGAGACTCAAATGGCGAAGAACTTTGTAGTGACGACGATCTCTGGGAGCCACATCATCCTCGAAGGGCTGACGCGCATCTCGCGGAACTACAACGAGAAGAGCGGGCAGTATCAGGTTAGGCCCTGTTATTACACACTCAGGGTGAAGTGTCCGCAGGGCAAGGTGCTGAACGTGAACACGAGCAAGGATCTGAGCGATATCCTGGAGCTCGCGTTCGACAGCATGGCGATCAGGAGTTCGAGCTATCTCCTGGAGCGCACCACCAGCGAGCAAGGGATTCACGGCCTGTTGGGCGATGGGCTGACCAGAGTCGAGCCGACCGAGAAGGTCAAGGAAGTGACCTGGAGAGGTGGGAAGCTGGAGTTGGATTATGCAGACCTATACTCCGATGAAAAGCGCACACGAACGCCCAAGCCGCTGGATGTGAACGCCATGTCCGAGGAACAGGCTCGGGAACTGATGGCGAAGCTGATGGCGAAGCTGGGGCAGAGCGGGGGTGCAGCATGAGTGCCGAGGAGTTCAAGGAGGCCGTTCGGCAGATCCTTGCGAATTACTGCGAGGGGATGCTGACAGAACGGGATGTAGTGCAACAGATCGCAGAACTGTTGATGCAGTAGCACACCACCATTTCACACAACCTGGGGACTCGCCTAGGTGGGAAGCATTCCTCTCTGAGAGGCGTAGATTGCTGGGCATGAAAGGACAGCAACATGGAATTCTGGCTAGTATGGTGTGCAAACTCCAATCCGAACATGCCCTCTCACTGGTTGTTCAGCACAAAGATTGCGGCCGAGCAGCATTGTTTGCTGATGGAAACTGAGTGCCCGTATCTGACAATGTATGTGCAGTACTTCTCGCCGGCTGCTGTTGAAGGTAAGCGTTTGTCCTACAGCAGAAAGCGACACCAGATCACTGAACCTCCTCCATTCCCAACATAACATCTTCCTGCCCAGCAGTATGCGCCTCTCACCAGCAGTAAGTGTAGAATGATGGGCATGAAAGGATCAGACCATGCATCTTATCGACCCACTGCGCAAGGAAACATACTTCTGTGGAGCATACAGAGGTGGAGCAGCCGAACAGGCCAGTGCTGATGTATGCCCACGATGTACAGCAGTTCAATATCTGCGTGAAGCGGAGCACATGATCCGAAACGAATCTAACGCGGATGACATCATTACACATCTTGCAATTACGGTTAGCTACATCGACAAACATCTGTAGTTTAACGCACCACTCCTGCCCATCATTCTGCGCTTACGCTGAGCGGTCAAGTTGTAACCACTCATACACGGGACACTGTTGTCTTCGACGACTCAGCTACTATGTCAGTGCTGATCTACCATGACGGCAGACGCATGGAACGGTGTTTGTGTTGTGTTGTAAGTATTGTATTCAGTATGCGGAATAGGGAAGGGGGGATTTCTGACTGACACATAGTACATACTTACATACAGTTGCTACTTACTATTACTACTCTAAGAAAAAAAAAAAATACTGATATTACACACTATGTATTAATAGATCAGTGTCCATATCCAGAATAGTATGTGTTGTAAGTATGTATTGTGTGTAGTGTGAGTCAGTAAGAAAGGGAACAGACCCTATTTCGAACACTGAATACAATACACACAACACTGTCAGTATCTTTTGTGTTGTCAGTAAAAATACTTCTTGACATGAGGTGCCGTTTCGTGGTAAGGTAAGGGTGAAACAATGGACAGACAGACATTCCTGCCTGTCCGACGCTCACCCAGAAGGAACAATCTCATGGCACCCTACGAGCGACTCTCTGGCAGACGATCTCAAACAGCAACCGCGGTCATATCGCTCCGATATGATCTCCGGGTCTTCGACGTCTTGGAACAGTGGCTTGTCTCCAAGAATTTCCGCCCACGCTCCCGTAACGAGGTGCTCAACACAGCACTAAACGCATTCGCAGAGTTAATCTGCCAAGAAACTGGCATGCCTCTGCCCTCCACCGCGCAGGCTCAGGAAACCGCCTGCGTCCGCTGGGGTGATCCAAACGCAGATGGACGCCTGCGCTCCTCCATGACTGATCAGGTACAGCGCGAAGCCGAAGCAGAAATGTATGAGCGACCAATGCCTGGAATCCACACACCAGTCAAGGCCAGTGACGCCATCCTTACGCCAGCACAGCTGGAACTCGCAGCAAAGATTCTGAGCCAAGTTCAGGATCAGGAGCAGTGGAAAGGACTGGAGCATCTCAATCATGTCCAATCCAATCTGCCCCAGGCCAGTAACTCACGTCTCAGTTATGCAGTCGACACTCTGCGCAAACAGGGCAGTCTCGCAGAGACACCACAAATCGGCTCCCAGACTAACATCGCCTGTCCTCAGTGTGGCCCAGACGTTCTCATGCTGCGTCAGCCTCACAATGCCAAAGAGGACAGACTTGTCTGCCCTCAATTCCCTGAGAAACACTTCTCCCATACTCGCAAGGAAACCTCCAAAGAGGATGTCGGAGAGGCTGAATTTGACGACGCAGCCTTTGCTGAGAAAGAGCGAAAAAAGCAGGAACAACTCGACAGAGATGACGAGATCATGCTCGAAAAGATTCGTAAAGCCAAAGAAGAGAAAGAATGATCCACACCCACGAGCGGTCAATAGTTGACCACTCAGGACTTCGTCCTGGAGAAGAAAGGAAGGCTGAAAATGTCAGAAACAGATCCACCGCGCCCATGTCCAATCTGTTACTCCTGGCCCTTGCGCCCTGAGAGCCCTGAGCCCATTCTCGAAGAATGGCACGGACAGCGCATCTCGCACCATCCAGAGTGTGGGATGCTGTTGGGGCCGGCAGGCTATCACCCACCGCAGAAGGAGGAAGAGGCACATGCGTAAGATCGCTGTGAACAAGCAGTTTGGTGGCTTCGGGCTCTCCAGAGCAGCTATTCTCAGAGCGCGAGAACTCTCGGGCCTCCCACGATGGGGAGAGACACACATCGTTGGGGATACCTGGGAAGAGGATGGAACTCCTGTCGAGGAGGACTATGATTCGATCACTGGCATTTCGCGGGACGACCCCATTCTTCTCCAGGTCCTCTCAGAGCTCGGTGCTGACGCAGACGGGCGATTCGCATCCATCGTAGTGCTGGAGATCCCTGAGTCCCACTACTGGGAGATCGACGATTACGATGGAATGGAATCCCTGGTTCACTCAGAGTCTCCAATCCTGCACGACTAACCACCATGCACCAACGGCGCGCACTCAGAGGAGGCATGAAATGGCCTACGCCGGAGGCAATCCCAAGACCAAGAAACAGTTGAAGGAATGGATCAGCAGTGGGAAAAGGGTGGGCATATTCTCTTCTGGCCCCTTCGGCTGCACAATGAATGGCACCGACACCATTGAGGGCCCACAGTACCCAGCACCACACAAATGGTACGCCCGCGTGGAGGTCGTGAACGGATACATCACGAAGGTCCTGGGCTAACTCTGAGCGGTCAACAATTGACCACTCGAACTTCCCTCGCAGGAGGCACACCGATGGCACAGCACAAAATCCATTGCCCCTTCTGTCATGTAGTGCTCACATGCACCAAGAAGCACAAGGTCATGAAGTGCTCAGATTGCGGGGTGATGTTTGATCCCTCTCCGTTCTGCGCCGCGCAGCCGAAAAGGAGGAAGGAACCGTTGGAGGAACCGAGGGACACTCGCCCTCTTCCTGTACCCTTCATGGCCAGTTACCCTGCGCGCCTGCTGGACTATGCCCTGTCCAAGGTTCAGTGGGGCTCACTCAGTGTTGGGATTGTCTGAGGCGCGTCAGCGCCTGAGCGACGAAGTCGCAGCTGCCCGCCGAGGCTCCTCCCGGCCCAGTCCAGTTCAACGGGAGATGGACGCCCATTTGGAGGAAGAAGGAGGCCACACTGCCATGTCCAACCGGCGCTACCTCATCCTTGTGTTCCTGGGAGCCCTCCTCGCAGGCTCCCTCCCACTCCTACTCCAATGGATCTGTGTCCACTGGAAACTTTTGAGATGAGAAAGGAGACAGGCATGATAACTCTGTTCAAAACCTTCGAGATCGAGGAGCGTTCCCTGACAGGATTCGAGTTCGAGCTAAAGTTCAAGATCTACCCTGGCTCCAGTGACACCTGGGATGAGCCCGGCGATCCACCAGAGTGCGAGTTGCTGGAGGACTCGTTCGAGAAGGACCTGGAACTCTGGCTCAGCGAGCTGCGCAAGGCTGCCACCACCTGGCATGATGACTTGTTGCGAGACAGGGATCTGGACACGGAGATCCTGGAAAAGGCCGACGAGGAGTACGAGGCCAGTCTCGAATCCCAGGCTGAGCGAGACTTCGATGACTGGGAGCCCGTTGATATGTATCCCTACAGCGAAAAGGACTAACCATGCCCTCTCCTCAGTGCAAACACATGTGTGGCCAGAACGGATGGATCTGTCCTGACTGTAGCGCGGCGCTCGTTGCAGCGAATCACCGTCTCGCAAAGAAGGTAGAAGAGTTTGTAGCTCTGCAAGAGGACTGGCACGAATGGAATGACAGACTATCTGCGGAGCTCAAACGCAGCACAAACGAAGCCATCGAGGTAATCGACAAGCTCTCCGTCGAGAAGGATATTCTGTCCTCGGGGCTTCGCTGGTTGTGGGAAGGCATGCGTGCGGACGAGCGTCCACTAATGATGAACGAAGCCTTCCATCTCGCCTACTCCAGCCAAACAATTTCCGTCTCCATTCAAAAAACCCCTTGACACAGAAGCCACCCCCGTGGTACGCTTCACAAACAATCGGAGCACACAACGCTCCTAACTGGCACCTCAACACGACAGGAGGGACCACACCATGACACCCGAAGAACTCGCCATGCATACCATGAAGCGCCTCCAAGCCCGCGAAGAATGCAAACAGATCCACACCCAGCTCTTCGAACTCGAGACGGCGCTCACTCAGCTTCGCGCCGACTTCGACACCGCACACAAGAAGTTCGCCTACCACGATCGCATCATCGCCAACCACGAGGGCAAGATCAGGGTCATCCCTGTGAATGCCCGCAGGCGCACTCGCCCAATCGTCGTAGTCCCTGCCGTAGTCCTCGACATTGAAAAAATGTCCCTCGATGACGCAGCCTCACTCCTCGCCCAGCTCACCGCGAAAATGGGCATCACCCTCTCACCAGAAGAAGGAGAATAAGGATGATCGACATCACTGGACTCGACAAGGCAACCGTTCTCGCAGCCCTTTACAATCACTCCAAACCCCAGGGCATGGGCTTCCTCCACTTCGATCCCACTCCCATGACTCCCGAGGAGGCCGCCACCCACCTCCAGCGCTCCATGTACACCGATTACCTGAAGGGTCGCATCATCAAGGTTGATCTCAAGAATGACGAATTCAACGAAGCCTTGTACGACCGGGATCTTGGCTCCGGCGCTGCAGCAGAGGCCGTAGACAGCATCCGATAGCCCATCCACTCTTCCTCCCTGCCTGTGACCAACTCAGACAAGGTCCTACTGGGGACCGACTCACCGGGTGGTGGAGAACACAGGCAGGGAGGACCCTCGCACACCACTTTGAGCGGTCACAAATTGACCACTCAGCTCGAAAGGAAGGTGAACCGGCACAGCATACCACGCGCATCACCCACCTGGAGCCCACAACATTCATGCTCAATGAAAGGATCACTCTCATGAAGACCGTTGAACTGGAAGTCAAGACGAAGAAGAAGGACTCGGATGACGTCGTGAACGCTACCGTCAATTACAAGATGGCCGACTCGCTGGACGAGGCCGTCTCCATGTACGGCCAGGAGGTCGTGTGGGGCCTGCTGGAGAGCCAGATCCAGACCAACGCGCAGAACATCGCGCGCGCAGCCCTCCGAGACGGTCGGGACGCGCAGGCCGCCGCTGACGGTTACACTCCTGGTGTCCGCCGCGAGCGCGCTCCGGTGGATCCGATCGCCGCTACGCTCCAGCGCGCCGACAGCGGTGCCATGTCTGCGGACGATCTGCAGAACCTCATCGCGCAGCTCCAGGCTCGCCTGGGCGCCGCGGGCTAGTCGCTCAACACTGGGAGAGGGTGCAGTCCTGGCCCTCTCCCTTTTTTGGGAGCTGGACAGCCATCACTTTGTGCCAACAACGACAGCATTCAAGGAGACGGTCATGCGCAACAAACAGCACTTCGTCTGGCTTCGAGGAGATAACCTCACACTGTGTGGGAAGGAGGATCCCTCACGGAGGGCGATCACCCCAACAGAGTGGTTCCCCATCTCTCACGACGCCGACTGTCCTGTCTGCATTCGTGCAGTTCGTGCTCACTTCTTCTCCCAGCGTCGGCTCGTAGAGTTCGATAAGCTGTGCGAGACCATCTGATGAACCGCCGCTATTGGCTCACCCTGGGCCTCATCGCATTCCTTGGCTTCTCTGGATGGCACATCATGTTGACTCTCCAGACACTCGCTATGCGGGCGGAGCTAGACCAGGTTCGAGCCGCCCAGGAGCTTAAGACTGAGGGCTATTACTGCGTAGTCGCTGAGGCTGTTACCAAGGAGCCTCGCAGGAACCATATGCTCGTTCTGGAAAGGTTCGTGCCATGACCAGGACCATCCCTGACCAGCATCCACCGTCCAGTCGGCGGCGCGGAATCATGCTCGCCCAACCATTTGACGAAAAGCGCCTCGCCAAGTGGACTCCTCCCTTCATCGTGCAGCCCAAGCTCGACGGAGAGCGCTGTCGTGCAGTGATCGGGAAGAATGGGAATGTGGTGCTCCTCAGCTCCGAGGAACATATGATCCTCTCCGTTCCACACATCACCGAGGCTCTCCGCTCCCATAATCTCCATGACCTCGAACTGGATGGAGAACTGTACTGTCACGGCATGTCCTTTGAGGAGATTCACTCTCGCGTGGGCCGGACTGTGAACCTCCACGCAGACTCAGCCCAGATGGAGTACCACATCTTCGACCTCGCAGAGGCGGGGCTTCCTCAGCGTTTCCGCACAGATGTACTGGAGCTGCAGGGGCAGATTTTCCAGTCTCCCTTGCACATCGTCAAGTCCCTCCGTTGCCATTCTCTGGATGAGATCCTCCAGGCCTATGACAGTTTCATCGAACTGGGCTACGAAGGAATCATCGTTCGCCAGGCCGACGCTCTGTACGAGCGCAAACGCAGTCTCTGGGTCATGAAATTCAAAGGAAAGAAGGAAGATGTCTACGAAATCGTGGGCTCAGCTGAGGAGATCGACCAGCACGGTCTACCAAAGAATCGCCTCGGTTCTCTTACCTGCCGTGGCTCTGATGGCACTCTTTTCTCCGTTGGTACTGGCTTTACTGCTGATCGGCGTGCCGAGCTGTGGCAAATGCGGATGAGCCTCCCTGGTCAGTTCGTCCGAGTCAAATACCAGCACCAGACCGAGAACCACGTTCCACGCTTTCCCGTCTTTGCTGAACTCTTCACCATCGAAAGGAGCTAACCATGTCCACCGTTGAAATGCTCAAAGAAACTCCTGAACGCAAGGATCGTGCTGAGAGATTCAACAAGCTCATTGAAGACCTCCGCTCCATCGGTCGAGAACTCTACGAGGACGTAAAGGATCTGCCCAAGGGTCAGCGCTCTGCCGGCCTGCTCACCATCGGCACGATGCTCCGCGTGTTCGACATTGCGGTCGAGCAGCATGACAACCGCTTCATCACCTATCTCAACGAGGGCATCGACCGCTGGGAAAAGCGCACCCCGAACGCATACGACCGACTCCTGAAACTCGCCTCGGAGATCTGTGATTGCTCTTCCTGCTCCGCTCCCGATTGTCCTGACCGCACTGCTCCTGAGTCCGCGGCTCACTGAAAGGCTCAACTATGCCCCGCGTATTCGTAGTGAACCGTTCCTCTCATGACCTCTCCAAGGCAGAGCCCTTCGGCGAGTTAATCTACCTCTCCGAAGGTCCCATGTCTCGTTACGCCACGAACAACATGCATCGTCAATTCAGCGAGATCCTGAGGGACTCTGATCCGGAGGACTATCTACTCCTGTGCGGTCTCAACATCATGAATTGCCTGGCCTGTTCCGTGTTCTCCCATCTCCACAATCGCCTGAATCTATTGCTCTTTAAGGAGGGTCGGTACATCGAACGCAACCTCGTCTTCGACTGAGCGGTCAATCTTTAACCACTCAGCCCACCCACGACAGACTAAAAGGAGCCCATCATGTTGAACTACCAACAGGCCATCAAGCGTCTGATGAAGATTCCGGGCGTGACTGATGTTTCGATTCAACGATCGGTGTGGCATAAGTACGAAGATAACAATGGATACAATGGCTTCCTGTTTGCTGGTTTGAAAATCGTAGCCCATACTGCTGACATAACGCCCCATCCCCAGTCCCTCGAACAGGTCGTTGTGGCTCTGGAGAACAGGATGGCTGGAAGGAACCCAGAATGAGCTTCACCGATCTCCGCTATCCCATTCCCACCCACCCTACATGGGACGTCATCGATCCTTCGAAGCTTCAGTGCTTCCTGGATTGTGAGCGGCAGTACTTCTACCAGTACGTCCTGGGCTGGAGACAGGATCGGATGGACAACCATTTGCACTTCGGTACCTCCTGGCATAAGGCGATGGAGTTCCTTCTGAGGAATGGCTACGATCAGAACTCCATCATGGGAGCCTATCTCGCATTCGAGCGAGAGTACAGAAAGGTCTTTCCCAAGGACACCGACTACCTGATGAACCAAAAGACTCCTGCCAACGCCCTCATGGCCCTGGTAGAGTATGCAGCAAAGTACCGAGCCGACCTCACCAACTATGAGGTCCTCTACACCGAGGTCGGAGGCACTGCCCCGCTGTACGAGGACCTGGTCCTCCACTACCGCATCGACTCCATTCTGAGGGAGCGCAACACTGGCCTGATCATTTCCCTGGAACATAAGACTGCATCCAGTGAGTACATGTGGGACCTTCAGTGGCCCCTCTCGATCCAGGTCAACACATACACTCACGCGCTGTACTGTTTCTTTCCTCCTGAACAGGTGAAGGGCGTTGTCATCAACGGAGCCGTGTTCAAAAAGACTAAGGCTCCCACATTCGCATTCCCCCGTGCTCCTGTATACAAGCGTCCGGAGCAGCTTCAAGGATGGCTCCAGCACACCCAGTTGAGGGCCAAGCAACTCCAGACCGAGTTCGAGATCTTGAGCGGATCATCTGATTCTGACCCAGTTCTGGACGCCTTCCCTCTGCGCCCCGTGAGCTGCACCAAGTTCTTCGGCTGTCCCTATCATGCCTTCTGTGTGGCATGGCAGAATCCACTCCAACACTGTGAAAGTGTACCATTGGGCTTCGTACAAGAATGGTGGGATCCTCGTAGGGATGAAGTCAGCACTAAGGTAGAGAACGGAAAGCTTGTGGAGGTGACACATGAGGAAAGGTCATGATCAATCTCCGAAAGCCAGGATCGCATCCCAACGCAACTGGGCTATCTACAGAATGAAAGGAATAGCAGTGCAACTTGATTCGATGACGAGAGAGTCCTGCATTGATATAGATGCTGTGGAGGCTCTTCGTCTGGCCCTATCTTTCCTCCACACTGCAATCAAGTATCAGAAAGGATCCTAACATGGACCTCACCGAACTCTACGCAAACCAAGGCAGTGTCTTCATCATGATCATCGGTAAGTCCGGCAGAGGGAAGAGCGCCTCGCTGCGCAATCTCCCGCCGGAGGAAACCTACCTGGTAAACGTCGTTGGCAAGCAGCTTCCCTTCCTCGGAGGCTCCATGAAGTACCGCATCGGGCAGAACATGTCCGTCGCATCCGAAGCTGGCTCCATCCAGTACGACATGCAGAAAGCCTCCAAGGACTCCAAGATCAACTACATCGTCCTTGACGACATCCAGTACGTCATGGCCAGCGAGTTCATGCAGAAGGCCATGATCAAGGGTTACGACAAGTTTACTCAGATGGCCAAAAACATTTGGGACATTCTCCTCCTCGGCACCAAACTCCGTCCCGGCCTGAAGGTCTTTGTCCTCGCTCATGAGGAAGAGACTCAGTCCGGAGAAAGGAAGATGAAGACCCTGGGCAAACTACTCGACGAGAAACTCACTCCGGAAGGCATGTCCACCATCGTCCTCTACGCAGACGCAGAAGGAGAGAAAGACAAGCGCAGATTCTTCTTCACCACCCAGTCCGACGGCTACACCAATGCCAAGAGTCCAATGGAGATGTTCCCCCTTCGCATCCCCAACGATCTCAAACTCGTCGCTGACAGGGTGGACGAGTACTACAGCGGGGTGCCGCTCAGTGAGTCGAAGCTGAAGTTTGACCTTTAGCAGAAAGGAGCCGACATGAAATGCGGCGCATGTGGAGCAGAGATTTGTGAGGATTGTGGGAGAGAACTGGAACAGAATTCTCTGGGCATCTCGGCGTGTACCGAGTGTGATCCAGAAGAGTTCGTTGACGATGAAGAGTTGGTCGAGGAGGAAGATTAGTCATGAGAGCTGACCGATGGATCATGCTCACAGGAATTCAAGGAGGCGAACTGGCCATTTATTGGCCTGACATTAGCGCGATGCAGCGGCATGAATCTCCTGCAATCAACAAACCTGATCCAAAAGCTGAGATGTCTCTGCCATCTCAGACAGTCATCTCAGTACATCGTATCGGCCACATCTTTGCAAAGGAGACACCAACCGAGATACTCCAGCTCATTCGCACCCAGCAGGATCAGGAATACGCTTAGCAACACACTGAGTGGTCAAATTCTGACCGCTCAAACAACGCCCACAGAGTGGGCAAAGGAGAGTACCATGGCCTTGTATGACTTCACAGAACAGTTCAAGTCCTTCGTTCCCCCGCATGTCGTTCCGGAAGGGGAGTACAAAATCCGCATTATCGAAGTAAAGGAGGACAATGATAAGAACGGGAATCCCTACTGGCTTCCCAAGTTCGAGATCGTCGATGATCCGACTGCGAAGACCTTTACCTGTTTCATCGGCCTGCCCAGCGCCGGGAAGGATCCTCGTCGCTCCAATGACGATATGGAATACGCCATGAAGTTCATGGCAGCCTTTGGAGCTGGAGACTTCTCCCGTACGATTGATCCTCAGTCCTGGATCGGCCGCGAGGGATGGGCCGTCCTGAAGATTAAGGCTGATGAGCAGTACGGCGACCAGAACGCCATCAAGGCCTTCACCACCAAGCGTTAACAAGGAGTGAGAGGGAGAGTGGTGCTGTCCGGCCACTCTCCCTTTCCTTGTTTCAGGGAGTAAGGAAATGAGCGTACAACGTAGTGAAGTTGTAACAGTTATAGTTGATGGTGAACATTACCAGTACATCGCCAATGCTTTGGAGCTGGCACGCAGATACATCGTCCACAAAAGAGGAGGGGCACACTCTGTAGGAAGAGTAGACGAGTTCTCTCCCGAAGAAATGCAGCATACAGAAGCTGCTATGCAAGAGTTCTGGGGAGTCTAACATGACACAATTCCAGGATCCAACACAGCGCATTCGTCTCACTGTAGAGATTCGAGAAGACCAGCGCGTGGCCATGAATCAGCTCATTCCATGGGGCTGCATGAAGCCACTGTTCGAGCATATCATTGATGATCTGATCTTGATGCTCAAAGAGAACGGCTCAGCCAGGACTATCGCGCTGATTCTCACTGAGAAGATTAGCCCCTCACAGTGTATGCCCTCCCTTTCCATGGGAAAGGAAGCCTCCAAATGAACATCGACAACATCGGCACTTCCCTCAGCGACCTAACCAACGAACAGCTCCTTGAGCTGATTCGTCTCCGCCGCTCTCAGCGTAGAGCGATTGCTCCGAAGGAACAGTCTGCAAAGCGCACCACTCAGCGCAGTGCTTCACTCAAGGTGGATAGTGCTCCGAAGAGCCTGAACGTAAACGCCATGTCTCGTGAGGAGATGCTTGCGCTGTTGGCCCAGCTCCAATCCCGTGTCACTCCTAGTGGAGAAACAGAATGAATCCAGCCGAGCTTTGCCCCATCCGCAGGCCCTCCGTCGCAGTCATCTCCCCTGATCTAATCCATTTCGGCGACCGCCGGAGGGAGGAATATGGCGACCTCAACTCCTTGGCCCACTCCCTCAAAGAACGCGGCATCATCTCCCCGCTCGCTGTTAAGCTCACCCCTGATGCAGAGAAACCCTATCTTCTACTCGCAGGTGGCCGGAGGTTTCGTGCAATTGAGATTGCTGGCATCACTGAAATCCCCGTTCGCGTGTATGAGGAAGACCTATCCGAGCTAGAGATTCGCAGTATCGAACTTGCGGAGAACTTCCATCGGAAGAATCTCGAGTGGCTAGAAGAGGTGAAGCTCAAGAAAGAGATTCACAGTCTCCAACAGGAGATTCACGGAGTCCCCATGAACGGTCAGCGCATCGCTGGCTGCGGCTGGTCTCTCCAGGACACCGCCGATCTTCTCAACAGATCCAAGGCCTCCATCATCTCCGATATGCGCATCGCGGACGCTGCTGAGAAACTCCCCGAGCTGTTCAAGAAGTGCAAGAGTAAGTCCGACGCATCGAAGGTCGTACAGAAGATCGAGCATACCATGTTGCTCGGTGAACTTTCAAAGCGCGTCCAGATCGAACGCAAGAACGACGACTCGTTCAAGAAGTTCTCCGACGCCTACATGGTCCGGGACTTCTTTGAGGGTGCTGCTGAGCTCCCTAGTGGCATCTTTAACCTTGTCGAGCTAGACCCGGACTTCGCCATTGACGTCAAGGATAACTTCCGCCATTTCGGCTCGGATCATGAGCAAGCCTACACTGAGGTCAGCCGAACAGATTTCCCTGTGTTCTTCCAGCGCGTTGTCAAGGAGCTGAATCGCCTCACCGCCGAGCACGCATGGATCATCTGCTGGCACGCCTACGAATGGACCGGCTTTGTCATGGACACCTTCCGCCAACAGGGCTTCCACGTCTCCATGACGCCCGGCTACTGGATCAAGCCCAACCACAATGGCCAGTCCAACGCCCCTCAGTACAACCTCTTCGGAGGTGTCGAGCCCTTCATGGTCGTCCGCAAGGGTTCCCCAACGCTGGCAAAGCCTGGACGACTCAATGAATTCGTTTACAATCCTCTCAAGAGTGCAGAAAAGATTCACCCCTTCGAGCGCCCGCTGGACTTGATGATGGAGATTCTCTCCACCTTTACTTTCCTGGGCAGCCGCGTCCTGGTTCCATTCCTCGGCAGCGGCAAAACTATTCTCGCCGCCCACCGTCTGGGCATGACCGCCGTAGGCTTCGATCTCTCCTCACAATACAAGGACTCGTTTCTTGTGAAGGCAGCGAAAGGAGATTGGAAATGATTACTCCGACACACTACACAGATTGTGAGGGAGGACTTATTCATCCCTGGACAGGTGGGCCAGTTCCAACAGATAAGCTGAGTCATCGAGCTGGGCTATGGCTTAACATCAATGGATACAAAGTTCATGCTTTGTTCATTGGGCATCCTGCAGAGGTAAAACAATTCTCCCGCTGGGATTGCGTCAATGGCTGGACTGACAACGAACCAAAGGAGAAACCTGTGGGCCAAGACAACGGAATGGATCGCGTCGAGTGTCCTGCTTGTGGACCATCTGCTCGATCCCCCGGAGCCCTAGTCGAGATCCAACCTGGCTGGCCTGCTACAGATCCTCATTGTGCTAAGTGTGGCCAACCTATTGATGCTGGCCATCCCTGGCCTCCCATTATCCTTGAGACCTGTGAAGTCCTCGCTGATCGTCAGGATCAGTACGGTGACCCAGAGAACTCCTTTGCCCTGATTGCCGGCTACTGGTCAGCCTACACCCAGCATCATATCACTGCTACTGACGTCGCCCACATGATGGCCCTCTTCAAGATCGCACGCCTCGCTGTAACCTCCAAACGAGACAACTACAAAGACGCCATTGGATACCTCGTTCATGCTGCAGACCGCCTAACCTAAGCGGTAAAACTTTGACCACTCAGAAAGGAAATGGAGCATAATGCCACGCATAACAGTCCCTGGCTCTGGTCCGCCCGACGCTCGGATTGCGCTGGTAGGCGAGCAACCTGGCAAGCAAGAGTCCCTCCAAGGTCGCCCATTCATTGGCCCCGCTGGGCGTGTGCTGGACGAATGCCTCGCCATCGCAGGGATCATTCGTTCCGATCTCTACCTTACCAATGTCATCAAGACACTGGAGAAGCCCCTCGAGACTTACGTCGTGAAGCCTCAGCGTGGGGATGTTCAGTGGTCAGCTGAGGGACTAGAGTATATCAACGTGCTCGAAGCTGAGCTCAGAGATCTTCGCCCAAATGTTGTTTGTGCGATTGGAAATGTCGCACTCAATGCTCTTACTATGAGATGGGGGATCACTAAGTGGAGAGGATCAGTCCTCCCATCTACTCTTATTCATGGACTCAAAGTCATTCCCTGTATCCATCCGGCCACAGTCCTCCCGGACAAAGGGCAGTATCTGAACAAGCATCTCATCATCAACGACCTGGCATGTGTAAAGAGGAACTCTGACTCTCCCGACATCCATCTCACAACTCGTGAACTTCTCATCCAACCAACCTACCATGAGGTCCTCGCGTACCTCGACGTTACGCACCAGGAGGGCCTGCTCGGTCAGGTCATAGACTTCGATATTGAGGTGGTCAATGAGCAAGTCAGTTGCATTGCCTTTGCTCGTAGGTTTAACCTGGCTATGTCTGTGCCTTTTACCAATGGTCCTACAGATTACTTTGATCCTGAGCAAGAGTGTAACATCTGGAGAGCCATTGCCGGAATACTTGAAGACCCTCGAGTTAGTAAGCGGGGCCAGAATGTGGCATTTGATTGTCACTTCCTGCTTCAACGCTATGGTATTCGTGTTAGGGGTGATATCCATGATACTATGGTAGCCCAACGCATCTCCTGCACCGACTACCCAATCGGCCTGGACTTCATCTGTTCGGTCCATACTGACATTCCCTACTACAAGGACGAGGGCAAAAAGTGGTTCAAGTTCGGTGGAGCCATGAGTCAGTTCTGGCAGTACAATGCGATGGATACCATTGCCACAGCTGCTGCCCACCCGAAACAGATCGAGGATCTGATTAACCAAAAGAACATCGAGGTCTACGACCGTCAGCGCAGGATCATTCCGCCGCTCGTTTACATGATGGAGCATGGGATCAAAGTAGATCTCGAAGGGATGCTTGAAGAGCGAGTTCGGGTCGAGGCTCAGCGTGACAAACTCGAGGAACAACTTCATCAACTCACTGGCAAAGAGATCGTCCGATTCGAGAAGGGGGAGCGCAAGACATTCTACAATTCTCCCAAACAGGTCATGGATTACTTCTACCGAGAGAAAGGTCTCAAGCCCTACCTCAAACGCAACAAAGAAAAGAAGATGGTCCCCACCTCCGACGATGATGCCATGCGTCGAGTGTCTCGTCTCGGATACAAAGAGGCTAGCATCATTCTTCAGCTCCGTTCTCTCTCCTCTAAGACGCTAGGCACATACCTAGCCCCAGAAAAGGTGAGCAAAGATGGCCGCTATCGTCCTTCCTACAATCCGGTCGGAGCAAGAACTGGTAGACTTTCTTCCTCAGAGAATATCTTTGATGAAGGAGGTAACATGCAGAACTGGCCTCACAAGCTCCTGCGCTTCCTCGTGGCAGACGAAGGATATGTCTATTACAGTTACGATCTTAGTCAAGCGGAGAACCGTATTGTCGCGTATGTGGGCCGAGTTCTGGAAATGATCCGCTGTTTCGAGGAAAGCATCGACGTCCATAGCTTGGTCGGTGCCAACATCGCAAACCGCGCCACTGGACAGAAGTACACCTGGAAAGATATCAAAGCCCAAGATAAGGAAGACATTCCCTGCCCCATCGGGGATGGTACAAAGACCTGGAGATTCTACGGGAAGCGTACTGGCCACGCCTCCAACTACGACATGGGCGTGAACACCTTTGCCCTCCAGAACGAGCTCAAACAAAACGATGCCAAGTTCCTTCTGGAATCCTATCACCAGCTCTTCCCTGAGATCAGGGCGAACTACCAGTCCATGATCCGAGCCATGTTGCTCCAGAATCGCACCGTCACCAATCCCTTCGGCCGCAATCGCACCTTCATGGGCCAGTGGGGCGACGACATGTTCAAGGCCGCCTACGCCCAGCTGCCCCAGTCCACCGTGGCAGACATGATCAACGAGTGGGGATTGGCCTACATCTATTATAACCAGGACTTGTTTGCTCCAGTCGAACTCGCATGCCAAGTCCATGATTCCGTAGGCATGTTCATCCCCCTCAGTGTTCCCTGGATCGAACACGCACGGATGCTCTCCCTCATGAAAGCCAAGCTCGAAACTCCTCTCTCCTGGCACGGCCGCCAGTTCTCCATCCCTGCCGATCTCACGATGGGCTACAATCTGTGCAAAGATCCTGTCTATGATGACATCGAGTTGTCTGCAGAGGATCGCCTTGCTGGCAAGAAGGGCAAACTGATCAGCTCCGCAGCTGAGTTCAAAGCCAAAGACATTCCCTCCGACCTAACCATCTTCGCACACAAGCTCGAAACTGCCTGGACCGAACTAAACAAAGCCGTCAAACTTTGACCACTCAGAAGGAGAGAACATGGGAATCAAAGAAAGGCTTTCGTATTGGCTAGGTTTGCATAGTTCCAGATATAGAAAGTATTATTACAGAACACATAACAATCGCTGGTTGTGGGGGATCATAAACTTCATAAAAGAATTTCAGGATGATGAATCCTGACCATCAACTCTGAGCGGTCAAAGTTTAACCACTCATAGGAGGAAGACATGGGGATCGTGATCGGAGCTACTCTAGGATGGCTTTGTGCATTCGCATTTGTTTCCATTGGCGACCGGGTTGTAGATTGGTATAGAAATCGTAGTAAGTTTCATTCAACTTCAAGAGGCTTAGTACAAATCTTTCGAACTCCCATCAAAATAAGGAAGATGCCATGAGGAAGAAACGCATCTACCTAGCCTGCCCTTACTCTCATCCTGACCGGCGCGTACGAGAGTTTCGCTTTAACATCGCCACGCAGATAGCGGGGCTATTGATCCAGGAAGGCCATCTGGTCTTTAGCCCCATCACCCACAGCCATCCTATCGCCGAGGTCGCAGACCTGCCCAAGGGATGGGAATACTGGAAAGAGTTCGACGAGTCCTTCCTCGAGTGGTGTCACGAGGTCCATATCATCTGCCTCCCTGGATGGGAGACTTCGAATGGATGGGCGAATGAGGAGATCATAGCGCAGACTCTTCGGAAGCCTATCATTGAGATCAGGGAGTTTCCAAATGTCCGAACGAAAGCTTAAGGACTGGCTCAGCGGATTTATGCAGTTCACGGATAACTTGGAAACGCCCAAGTTGTATCGGTTATGGTGTGGGGTCAGCGCTATTGCGGCCGCGCTGCAGCGGAAGGTACTGGTAGATTGGGGACAGCATGTGTTCTATCCGAACATGTATATAGTGCTGGTAGGCCCTGGTGCTGTAGGCAAGGGCACTGCTATGCGTCCAGCTAAGGAACTGCTCAAACGCATGGGTGGTGTGAGGATGAGCTCCCAGGCCACTACGAAGGAGGCTCTGGTCCTGCGCTTGAAGGAGGCGAATTACCATCATCAGGACCCAGTGACTGGTCTCTCCACTTTCCATTCTAGCATGACCATCTTCGCCGAGGAACTCACCGTCTTCATCGGATACCAGCAGCGTGAACTGATGGCTTATCTCTGCGACTGGTTCGACTGCGAGGGACAATGGACATACGATACGAAGAACAAGGGCACTGATGAGATCATGGGGGTGTGGGTCAATCTGATTGGCGCGACCACTCCTCAGTTGATCATGTCCTCCCTCCCACTGGAATCCATCGGCGGAGGCCTGACGAGCCGCATCATCTTTGTCTACGCTGACAAGGCCGAGACTATCTCACCATTCCCATTCTTGTCTGAGGAGAAGCTCGAGCTGCGCGAACACCTCCAGGCAGACCTCGAGCGCATCCATCTGCTGTGTGGGAAGTTCACTATCACCGCAGACTACTTGGATGCATGGGGGACATGGTATTGTGCCCAAGCAGCGAATCCTCCCAAGCACCTACTGGGCGAGCACTTCGGCAGCTACTTGGGAAGGAGACGAGTGCATCTGATGAAACTTGCTATGATTATCTGTGCGAGTGAATCGGATGAGATGATAATGCGGGAGTCACATTTGTCTACAGCTGAGCAACTCCTTTCTATGACCGAGATCCACATGCCTCAGGTCTTCGCTGGTGTGGGCAAGAATCCAGTCAGTGATATGGTTCCCAAGTTGCTGCTGTTCATCCGCCGAACAGGAGTAGTCTCGATGAGTGACCTGACACGCCACTTCTATCGTGATGCCGATGGCCAGACCCTCGATCGCCTGATCAAAACTCTCGAGATGATGCAGGCGATCAAGGTAGTTCATAAGGATGGACAGATACTGATTGAGTACAATGCTGCCTGTATCAATCCTGTTCTACAACCATGAGAGGAGATTCACATGAGAATCTGTGATGAGTGTGCAACAGACAGCAAAATTGAATCTCCTTGGTTTGACGTGGAAGGGAAGGAGCTATGTAAGAAACATGCGGAATTATATGTACAAAATCTCGTATCCACATTTTTCAAACATGTATCAAGGACACAAGATGGCCCACAGGATCCAGCAGTCTTTGATCTTGAAATTTCGGTTAGAATGATTTAGCTCTGTCCTCCAATCCTGAAAGGAGTTTGCTATGATTATTCTATGGAACCTCAGCTATTGGATTCCTTTCATCGCTCTTGTCTATTATGGTCATCCAGCTCTTGGCATATTAGTCGGCTTTATCTGCTGGTTAGCCTTGGTCTCTCTAACTTTTTGGATAGAGTATCGACGTGATCATTGAGCACGGAATCCTGTCACCTCCACCTTAGCCTTAGCCTGCCTCCTTGCCAGTGCTTCGTCAAACTGAGGAGAGAAGAGCTTAGCCTGCGCCGCTTCTTGGAACAGCTGGTCCTTCTCTTCCTCAGGTGTTTTCTCTACCATCTCCAACCATGTCTCGGCCTTCACATCCATGGACTCGCCGATCATGCTCAGCCACCATGACCGATGGGGCAGGTCGCGCGTGTTCTCAGCAAACTCCCAATCAGCCATCATTTGCTTGTACTTGTTCTGATCCTCCTCCCCGGCCATGAATTCGAAGAGCTTGTTCGTTGCGGTCTCTCGGTCCTTGGCACGCAGGGTATTGCGGATCAGCTCATTGAATGTATTATTCTTGATAGCCTGCTCAGTATTGACCTTCTCCTTCGCATCATCCAGCACACCTCTCCGAGCAGCGCTAGGATTCGATGTTCCAATGAAGCGTCTGGTGGGGTCATACTTTTGGATAGTCTCCAGCGTCATATGCTTGCGCTGTCCTTCAGGTACATGTTGAAGCCACGTCTGATCAGCCAGTCCCATAAGTTGCGTGAACATATTGTTTCCCAGCAACTCCTGCGCTGCTGCCATTCCTCTTTCAGGACTAATTCCACCCATCCCAGTTACAGGATTCTTCGTGAGTTCTCCAATCTTTCTCCAGAACATTGGGGTCGTGGGCTTGTATTCAGTCCAGGGTGCGGCTCCGTCTAAGCCTTCCCAAATCTTATCCCCAGACCAGGTATCCGTGTTAGTTACATACGTCGTGTATGCCTTCCATATCGGAGGAGCCAAACTAGATACATCATTGACTGGACTGATTGTATTCATCAATGATTTAACAATGGTACTTGGATCAGTCTGTATCCCAAGAGCCCGGTCTACAGCAAACTCAGCCA